TGAGTGAGTTCATCTTTGAGGATTTTAGTGCTGGCTACTATCGCATTGAGATGGTGCTTGAAGAGTATGACGATGGTCCAGTAATTGAACAATCACTCTACGACTTCATTAAGGACCAGTTGTATCAGAACATTGACACCGCCCCAGTGTTCAAGCTCGGTCTCAACACTGGTGCCCACTTCACCCCATCAATTGAGTCAGGTATTCCCGTAGATGTACTTGCTGTCCCGACATCGTGGGTTGATACGGAGGATAGGCTTCGGGACTCGCAGAATGTCTTCGTACTCAAGCCGGGACAATCACAGTACTTTGCTGAGTTTACAATCGGTGATGACCAATAATGGACCCCGCAAAACACTGGACGAGCCGTCCTACTTCATTGAGCAGTTTATTGGGGTAGAGCCGTTCGGCTACCAGAAAGAGTTTATGGACCATCCGTCGAGTCGGAAGTTGTTCTGTGCAGGTCGTCGTGTTGGTAAATCACGGACAGCTTCATGGCTCGCCCTATGGAAAGCCATCACACACGAGGGTGTTGAAGTACTTATCACAGCAAAGGCGCAACGACAGTCGATGGAACTCTTCAATCAAGTGAAGAGTGAGATTCGGAACGCGCAGAAGAATAAGAACATTCCATCAGAAGAGTGGGGTATTTCACGAGACACACGAACTGAGATTAACTTCCAGAACGGCTCTCGTATTATTGCACTCCCAGTCGGGCGAGACGGGAGTAACATCCGTGGATACGGTGCCGACATGCTTATCGTAGACGAGGCCGCATTCATCGAAGACCATATCTTCCAAGAGGTTCTGTCTCCGATGCTGGCTGTGGGCGACGGAGACTTCATTCTTATCTCTACACCGATGGGGAAGCAAGGCTTCTTCTATCAGCGGTGGGATGAGGCGACGAAAAGCGACTCGAAGACAAATGATGAGGACACAATCTGGTTCCCCCAACACGTCCCAACCTCGGCCAACCCGAAAATCTCCGAAAAGTTTATAAAGGAGCAGGAGAATGCTCTTACACACACGCAGTTCAAGCAAGAGATTCTTGGCGAGTTCGAAGAGTTCTCGGACACCTTCTTCAACCGGAAGGAGTTGGACAACTGTACAGTGTCCAGTCCTGTGAAGCGTGAAGACGAAGTAACGTTCCTCGGAGTAGACCTTGCCGCGAGTGGGGCCGACGAGAGTGTGTATGTCTCCATCGACGCCGCAGGCAATGTGTTCTCGGTGGAGCACACGGATAACAAATCGCTGACGGAAGCGATGGACCGTGTGAAAGAGTTAAACGCCTTCAACCAGTACGCGACCATCCTTGTAGACCAGACTGGCCTCGGACAAGGGCCTGTCGAAAGTCTACAACAAGAGGTCGGGCCAAAAGTTGAAGGGTTCAAATTCACGAACGAGAAGAAACAGTCGTTGTACAACACGTTGAAGCGGAAGATGCAGCAAGGAGAACTGCGCTTCTACTACGTTCCCGGCAAGAACGACCTCGATGAAGTGATGATGTACAACCAATGTCTCGAACTCAAACGAGACTGGACACCGAGTGGCAAGATAAAGATTGAGGCTCCAACAGGCGGCCACGACGACTTCTCCGACGCACTGGCCCTCGCAGTATGGGCACAGTCGCAGAAGAACAATGCACGGCACGATAAACAGAGTATGAAGCCGTTTAATCTTGGGAGCCTCCGATGACGACGCTGCAACCAATCGAGGACTTGCCGTTTGTCAGTGTTGATGAGCAGAATAGAATACGAATACAGTTTGCGGAAATTGATGAACCTATGGCACAATTAGAAATCACAGANGGACGACGACTCAAGTCGGGCGACACTGCCCCAACGTTTGNGGCAACGCTCCGTAAAGAGAATGGCAACCGCTTCGAAGTACCGGACGAAGCNACTGTTCTCTTCGGAGCACGTATCAAAGACTTTGACGATGAAGAGCACGACTCAGAGTTTATTACAGGCGGCGCTGACGAACCTTTTGAAAACTATTCAGAAGGAAGCGTTGTTGATGCAGTAAAGGGCAACATTGCGTTCGACTGGCGAGATGCAACGACCACTGACCAAGCAGGGACATACGAAGCAGAAGTGCGTATCGTATGGAGTGATAATGACGAAGACCTCGTTAAAACATTCCCATCCCGAGACTTCAGTGAAGTAACAATTCGAGAGGGACTATAAATGGCACGTCGGAATAGTAGAGTGAGTCAACTGGCTGGAGGGTTATCACGCTCTGTCGGCGAACTTGTAAATCAGTCCAACCAGACGTATAATCCACGCTCTTACGACGGTATGGCGAACAAGCCATTTATTGTCCAGCGAGAGGATTACGATAGGGAGAAGCCACCCAAGGACGAGATGAAAAAGTATTGGCGTCAGTACGAGACGACGCCAATTGTCCGAAAGCCAATTAACGCCTTCGCCAACCGGATTATCGAACCGGGTTACTACATCGAGGCACCTGATGACGCCGACCAAGATGTTATCGATGAGTTGCACGAGTGGCTTGAGAATGCGGCCATTGTGGAGGGGGAGTTAGAGCAAGACATCTACTTCCTCATTAAAAAGGCTGCGATTCAGCGAGAGGTCCGTGGTACTGCCATCATTGAGAAGGTCTACGCAAAGGAAGACCGAGATGTACTGATGGCGTTAAAGATGCTCAATCCTGAGACGATTGAAGCAAACACTCGCCCCGGACAAGCAATTCTACTCGACCCCGAAGACCACGAGCAGGAGGATTGGGACCCGCCACTTACGCCAGAAGGAACGGCTGCGGCGTACCTACAGGATTTGTCCGAAACACAAGTCTCGTGGGGTCGAACGGAGAAGATTCGACGCATTGGCGCAGGACCAGAAGGTGACTCACGGTATCCAAATCGTGTCGGCTTCGAGCGAGATGACATCATCAAGCTGACGCGAGACGCTGATACTGGAGAAATCTTCGGTACGTCTCGTATCGAGACCGTCTCTGACCGAATCGATGGCTTGAAGCAGAAGCTACAGGATAACGACGAGGCGATTGCCTCTAAAGCGTATCCCCTATGGCTCTTCCGATTCGGTGTCGGACCTGACGCAACTCCGTGGTCTCGTGAAGACATAGACAACTTTATGACTAACCACGAGATGGAGAATTTCCACCCCGGCATGAAACAGGGAGTTCGGGGAGACGTTGAGATTGACACTATCTCTGGAGAAGTCGCAGACATCGGCGAAAGTCTTCAGTTCGACTTAGACTGGATTCTTTCAGCAATGCCGATGGCCCGTCAAGCACTTGGCGGGTTCGCCGGACAAGCGTCTGGTGGCGGTGCAGAAGTCGCTGGTATGGCCCAAGAGAACAACATCGTTCGACAGATTGATGATGCTCGGAAGGAGTTGTCTCACAGATTCACGCCATGTATTCAGGACAAAGCTGAAGAGCTTGGCCTTGATGAAGAAACAGCACTCTCTGTAAAGTTCCGCGTTGGCGACCCCAATCAGGAACGCCCTGACGAAGACCCCGGAATGTCTACATCCAGAATCGAGTACCACGGTGTTGGTAATGATGAGGGTGATGGTGATGGCCAAATTGATGCACCACCTGAACAGATTCCACCGGGTCAGCAGCAGGAAGATGAAGACGATGAGCCAAGCGATGCAGACATTGGCCCATTCGGAGACCGTCGTGGAATCGTCACTGCGACAGAAGCCTCTGAGCTGTCCACAGCGCAACTTCAGGGCGCAGAGGATGAACTACACTCACTCATCGAAGAAACCGTTCTCGGAGTACGTGAGGCGGCTCTCGATGATACTGAGCAGAGCTACCGTAACTCGGCCACAGAAGCCGCGTATAAGTTCCCACGAGCAATCAACGACTACATCGACCGTGCGACCAGTCGTAACTTCGAGCGAGACGTTGAGCGTATTGTAGAGGATGAGCTACGCACTGTTGAGTACGCTCGTGACTACTCAGTTGAGCACAAGAACCGTGTGAACCAATTCAGCAACGATATTGTGAATGCAACGTATGAGGTGCTGGAAGACATGGCATCCGATATGCGTGTGCAATTTAAGCGAGGCGCACACGACAATGACGAGTGGGATACTGTTCGTTCACGCTTAGAGAATGTGTGGGATAGCGGGTCGATTTCCTCACGTGCGTACATTGTTGCTCATATGGAGCTACACAATGCCCGAGAAACAACGAAACTCACAGAATTTGAGATGATGGATGACGTTGTTGGAGTTCGTATCCACAACCCTGACTCGTCAACACCACTAACACAAGAAGCACACGGTGTTGAAGCATTCTTCGACGATGGGGCAATTGGGCATCAGTTCCGTGAGCAGATTCCCGATAGGTTCTACCACGAAGGATTTGACCCACTTCCAACAACACCACCATACCACTTTGGCGACACGACTGTGCTTGAGCCAATCTTTGACGATGAGGTGGACGAAGATGAGTGAGTTTAACGAATTAGATGTCGTCAATTTCCAAGGAGAGACTGGGATGATTGTTACAACAATCACCGAAGATACTGAATGGTATCCTGACCCTGATGACGAGGATGAGTTTTACGAGATTGAAGCGTCTGAGGATGAGCCAGTATTTCTCGTTGCATTAGAAGAGGAAACAGTACCAGCACTCCCTGAGCAACTTGAAACNGATTCATGGGATGAGGTTGAAGAACCATTAGACATGGATGAANTTGATGATGCGGCGGATGAGACTGAGTTGTCAGAAGCCTATTACACTNCGGAACATCCCGAAGACTTCGATGAGTTTATGAATGCATTGAATGAGTTGGGGTATTTAGATGACGAAGAGCTTGAGGCAGAGCTTGCGTCTCCGGCAATTGACTTACCCGGNGCTCGAACTGCGGGTATTGGGTTTGCCACGGACCCACCGGGTTGGAGCAGAANCTCCTATCTCAAAGCGTGGCGCACATTTCGTGGGAAGTGGCGTGTTTGCTATCCACGAATGATTCGACACTTTGGCCCACGAATGGCCAAACGGTGGTGTAGCGCACTCAAAGATGAGGTGTACCAAACAACACGATGGCGAGTAAGAGGGTGGTAATATATG